TATAAATATACTTATGGGAAATTTGTATACCCGTTTTCTAAATAAAAATAATAGTGCTCTTTAAATATATCATAAAGTCTATTAGCTATTTTAGTGATTTTAGGTGTTTTAGCATCAATGATTTCTCGGATGTAGATATATAATGCTTTTTTATTAAAAATCTCTATACTTTCTCTTTTACGGAACAACTCTAAAATTGCATCTGCTATTTTAGCATCCCCATCTTTAGGGAACAATGTATGAATATTTTTAGTACAATAATCAACATATTGATCCATAAATACATTTAACTTTTGATTTACAGGAGTATCATCAATATTGTAGCTATGTCTTTCATCTGATTCTAATTCTTCAACTGGGGCTTTATCTACTCGTTTTTTATAGTTTTTAGTATTGGAGATAATAAGATAACGTTTAGCAATTGTTCCAAAATATGAATATGCTTTAGCTCCCTTTTCTGGGTTGAATAAATGAATTTTAGATAATAGAAACGAAATTACCTCATGTTGTAAGTCTTCAATATTGTCTACTTCAGTGTAGTAAAACTTAAAAGTATGGATGATATTTTCTGTTAACTTAAAGAAAGCATAATGGATACGATCACTATAAATTCTACTTCTTACTTCAAAATCTAAAGTATTATTATATTCAATAATAGCATTTTCTGTTTCTTGAGTGAAATACATTCCACTTGTTTTAGGTTTAACCACTACTTCACTCATAGATTTTTAATATTGAATTGGTTTAAAGCACTTTGAATTTGTTTAATAGATTCAAAAAAGAAACCAACCTCATCATCAGATTTAAATGATTCTCTTGCATCTACTTCTTTAAGTTTCTTATCTGACATTTCAATTATATCAGATACTTTGTTTAAGTAAGACATGTATCCCATAAGGATATCTTCTTGTTTTTCATTTTTTCTAAGTAAGTTAAAGGTTGTGTATCCTAAGATCACAACCAATATACTTAATATAACAATTGCTATTATCATATATTATCTAGTAAACTTTTTAATCCTTCACTCTTGATGTTACTTAAAGCTTTAGTTTTAACAGGTGCTTTCTTGTTCTTCTCAATTGTGAAATTTGATGAGTTATTTTGGGTTACTTCGCCTTTAAGTTTAGGCATCCACACTTGTTCGAACTCAATACGTGCTGCCATTAAATCCGCTTGATGCACAATAAACACTAACGCAGTACGTGGTTTTGTTTCTGGTGACCAAGACATTAAGTATGGCTTGTTAGCATCATCATATAAACCATCATGCAATTTAATTGCTAACATTTCGTTTCTGGAGAATGTAACACCGTGAGACATGAGTAAATGTAATCCACGATCTGGTACTGACATATATTCAAGTCGATCATTGAATTTATAATCTTCACCTAATTTCTCTTTACGCCATTGGTCTGTCTGAGGGATGTATGATTCATTTTGTTCATCTCCCATTTTGCCTAAGTCATGGTTTAAAGCAGCAAACACTAATTCTTCAACTGTATATGTTGAAGTATCAACCCCCATATCTACCCAAACTTTATTTAGTTTAAGAGCACACTGTACTACTCGTAATACGTGATCTACATAACCACCTGGGAATGCATTATGATATTCTTTTTTATGAGAAGCAGGCATAAGCATAATACGCTCTGCATACTGTTTATAAAACGCTTTCAATTCAGAACATCTAGGTTCAGAGATATGTTCATCAATGATAGATAGAAATTTGTTCCAATTGTCTTGGATTTGTTCTGCTGTTAATTTCATCGTGCAGCAATATTTAATTCATAACCATCAACAGGCTCGTTTTCAACATAAGCTCTAGCTTGTTCAATTGATTCTCTAATGCGCTCTAGAGCAGCTTTATATTCTTCAATTGGTTGTTGTTGGTTAACAATAAAGTTAAGTTGATTAGTTAGTCCCTCAATTTTATTGAGTTCACGTAAGATACTGTCTCTATGTTTCATATATTTATTTTTTAGTAACGTTATTACATTATCACGTTTCTTATCTCTACGTTTTAATGTTTTCCTTATAACTCGTAATTATATAATAATAAAAGAAAATTACGGGGCCAAATTATTTTTAAGAGAGGTTTACTATGTCTTGAATTTGTTTCAAGAATATACATCTTTCATATTCCTCTACACTTTCAAAGTATACTAAAGCCGCGTCTAATGTTTTTTTGAATGTCTCATCTGAGTATAAGTTAATACAATCAAGATGTGTTTGATTAGTAATATCTAATTTAAATAGATGATTGTACGCTTTATCATAAACCATATATCCACTAACTCTTTCAATTTCATTAACATCTAGATCTGGGTTAGCATCACCTAAAAATTTAATTAATTGTTTAGCGAATGTTTCATAGTTAGTAATTAATCTTTTAAACATTCCTATCCAGATTACAGGACTTTCAGATAAGTCTATCTGTGATATTGTCTCTTCAGGTTCTTCAGGAGACTTAAATAAACTAAATATTTTGTTAATATTCATACATTATACATATGGTAAAAGGCGGTTTTAAGTGGGGTTAACACACTTACTTATATTTTATATATATCGTAATATAATAAGAAAAAAAGCGGCTAAAAGCCGCTTTAAAAAGTAAGTTTAAGTTATTATTATCCTTTAATTAATTGTTTAGCCCCAGTTGATCCTGTTGCTTTATCAAATCGTGAGTCTGTATAAGAACGCTGCTCAGCAATTTGTCTATAAACATTTTCAAATTCATAAGATACTTGACGATCTGTATATTCAAATTTTTTATAAACTTGTTGAAGATTATAATCCCTATCTCGAGTACCATTATCTATCCACTCGTGAGTAGCTTTTAACTCAAATGTTAATTTGTTAATCTTAACTATACCCCAAACAATCACAGCCATAAAAGCAACTGCAATAATCGAGAGCATACCTAAAACGAAAGATGTTGTTTCCATAATTTGTTTCTCCTTTATTTCAAATAACTTACTTTTTAGTGCACCTTGCAGGAATCGAACCTGCGACCTACTGATTATGAGTCAGTTGCTCTAACCAATTGAGCTAAAGGTGCTGATTGGAACAAATATAGTAAATAAATTCTAGATCACCAAACTTTATTTGGAGAATAAACTCTAAAGAAATGATATGAAGTACGAGCTAAAGGAAATCTAATTACAAAGAAATTATAACTATCCCAAAATTTAATAGCATACTTACTATCAAGTTTTCCACCAAAATAAACTTCAGCTGTTCCTGTTCTAAGATCACAAACAAACTTTAAAGCATTATTTTGGATGATATAGATGTCTTCTTCCTCTATTAATTTAATCTTATAAAGTTGATCTGTTCTATAGAGTGAATCAACAACCATACGACTATGACCTGGGATGAATAGTCTATATTCTTCTTGATTAAATCTTTTGTTTATGGGGATGTATTGAGAGTATAATGAAACCTTTATTAGTAGTGCTAGAAGCACAGTTAATATTTTCATTATGGTGTGTTTATAATAAATATTATAAACCAAGTACCCCTATCAGGATTCGAACCTGAGACCCACAGATTAGAAATCTGTTGCTCTATCCAGCTGAGCTATAGGAGCATATGTGGTCAAGGCAGGATTTGAACCTGCACGGGCTGCCATTATAGTGGCCGGCTGTTTAAATAACCTTTTTTTAACCCACAGTGCTATAACCATCTGTCGCGTCTACTATCGGCCGGGACGTCCCGGCCCTTCCGCCACTTGACCTAAATTAATCTTTTAGATTATCATACTTACAGCATGTCAAATAATAATCAATAATGTTCTCTTTAGAAACATTAATTCCTTTATGTAATGTTCTAGTAACTACCACCCACAACTCGTCTATGTGGGTGGTAATTGGTTCTAGATTCAGCTCTTTGTTTATTAGCTGATGTAAATCTTGTTTACTATTAAGCTGCATATTCAACTGCAAGTTCATATAATTTAGCATTCAAATCAAGGTCTTGTTTAAAGTTCTTAATTTTTCTTGCTTTACGCAACTTAGTACCTGATGTATATTCAAACATACCGTGTACTAGTTTCTCTTGAACTACATTAAATACACTCCACAAATCATTACCACTATCTTCAGGGCGAGTTGGTGTAACCAAATCATCAAAATCAATTGTAATGTTTTCTAGTTGTTCAACTCCAAATCGAATTGCTGCTGCTTTTTTAGCAAACTCAGCAATTTGTTCTTTACGAAGTTGTTTTTTCTTGAATTGATTCATTGACTCAACTGTCAGTGGAAGTTTTTCAACCATTGTACCAATAACGTTTTTCAATTCTTCAAAATCATATCCGTAGTGACGAATCTTAAGATTCTCAAACTCCTTAGAGCAAATAACCAAACCATTTTCACACACCATACGGAACAAACCAGCTGTGAAAGTAAATGCGTTTTTACCGTCATGGCTATTAGTTAATAGAATCTGTGGGTAAGCATGATCACCATCTTCTCCATTAATGACAATATCATTATTACGGAACACAACTAGATGTTTTTGGTAACCATCACCTTTGCGGGCACGTACTTCTTTTGCATCAACTACTCCCCAACCTAGTTTCTCCATATCCTGAATGATTTGGAAGGTTGAAATATGAGCGTATTTTTCACTAGTGCCTGGAGCACCTTTAGCTGTGAAGATTGATTTTGCTTTGTCTTTGATTTCTGACTCTGTCAAAAATGTGTTGCTTTCAATGTTTAACATAACCTTTATTATTTATTTAATTATTAATTTATATCTGAATATAACATCCTTTTCCTGTGAAGCCAAGCCTCCTGTTAAAGACTTTCAATCAAGTAACAGATTCGTTGAATAGTGTCGTGTTTTTTCATACGAATATCCATTCTGTACGGTTCTAAATCCAATGTTTTGTCCATTTGTTTCACTTGAACTGCCATGAATTTCAACTTTTCAGCAGTAGATCCTTCAATTTCCCCCTCTAAAACCATATCAGGAAACACAATATGTGGTTTCTCTGCTGCTTTTCTACCACGTTTCTTTGGTTCTGTTGTAGTAGTTGTATTCAATTGAATTTCTACTTCTTTCTTTTTACCCGTTCCTGGTGGGCGACCTCGACGTTTTTGTTCCATAACCTTTATTTGTGTTTAATTATATGATAAATAATGATGTCAAAATCCAATAGAACATGATTTGAAGCGCATACCAAATACCTTGAGATTTGAGTGACAAATCTTCACCTTTCTTTTTGGCATCAATGCGTACATGTGATACTGCGCAATATGCCATCCAAATATATGCTGCTGTTGCTATCATGTCCTAATTATTTAATTATGACTAAATATAACATCCTTTTCCTGTGAAGCCAAGCAAGAGGTGAGGGAAGTGTGGAAGATCCACTAGAACGTTGAAAATTAAACAGGTATAACGTCTAAATCCTTAGTTACTATGAATAGTACATTACTAGCCTTTACCAGGATAGCTTCAGGTTTAGCATTAGCTACTACATCATGGTAAATCATTTTATCATCATTGATTACTTCTTCCAATGAATTGCTTTCACCTACCATTGTATCAAACTCTTCACCTGACCCTTCATAAGTGTATATTCCGTATTCTCCTTTACTTAATGACAAACCATCTAAATAATTTTGTAGTTTTATCATTTGGGGACTAGGATTAGTACTAGCTACATAGCTGACTATATCCTGCATTCCCATGATTTTATCATTCTTAGCATCCTCAAGAGTTAAGGGAGCATAGAACCCACCTGTTTCTACTCCAAAGAAACCTCCAAGTTGAGTGGCTGGATAGATTTTGTTTGTCCAAACTGCTCTTGAACCTTCATAAAGGATGTTATCAGAAAAAAGGTTACCATAGTGTACTAAAACCATGTAGTACATTAAAGCACCTAAACCTTGACCTCTATAAAGTTTACTAATGTATGTTAAAACAATCTGTCCTCCTTCTAACCCATAAGGCTTACCTTTTACTTCCTCTACATCAACAGAACCAACAATATATTCTTTCCAGGTTTTAGCAGATGGTTTTACTAGGTATTTTGTAGTACCTTCCACACCAGTAGGTTCTATTAGCTTATACTCTCCTACTTCAGATAACTCTTTATACTCCAACTTAGACTCATCTATATCACTATTAATATTTAGTTTTCCACTTGCAACATAGTTTAAAGGATACTTAGTGTATAAATCAAAGTTATAAAAGAAACTTTCCCATAACTCATTATCATTAACAAATGCTTGGCCTAGGTTGCCTTTACGTATATCTAGTTCTTTAAGTAAGTCAGTCAGTTTTATCATGGTAATAAATATTCTAATAGACAAAAAAGAACCCCGATGAGTAGCGAATTCATCGGGGCCTAAGTAGCCTAAACTACAACGGTCCTAAGTCCGTTATCCTTGGTTCTCTAAAAGTGCTTTAAGAACCCTATTGTTTTCTTGAATTCTCTTAAAGTTTTTCTTTAAGTTAATTTTGTTTTTATGCTTAGGTGTTTCCTTTTTAGCTTTTCCCATGACTTGTATTTTTATATATACATATATAGGAAAAAGGCCCCCACATGCGGACCCTTCACCCATACACCTTAATACGTATATACTTATATACCAAAGTATTTAATAAAAAAATACTTGGGAATTTCACTATGACCCATATCGATATGAATAGCTTCACCACCACCATTAGCTATTGCTTTAGCAGCAGAAGGTAGGTTTTTATTGATATTACCCCAATTAGAGACATCATATAACATATGAACGTTATTGTGGTATTTTAGTTGGTTATAGCTGGGTCTAGTTGATGGATCTATTAGACCGATAAAGGCATAGTCTGGGCTATAGTTTTTGAATACATCCAATCCTCCTGCACTGAAACCAATTAGTGCTGTGGTGTGGGGATCTATGTTATGTTTTATTTTATGTAGAGGAGTACCATATGGTACCATATAGACTTCATATTGGGCTTTGAAATGGGATGGAAGTTGTTTATCCATCCATTGTGGGGTGGCATAATACATTCCACACCATATGATAATTGTTTTAATGAGTGTCATTTATTAGTAAATTATTGGGTTACCTATTTGAAATATAGCTCCTATTTCTCGTACTTTGTCAAATGCAGTTAGTGGGTCAATTTGAAAAAATTCTCTTTCATTACCCAAATTTGAAGTTACTCTTTTATCGGAGAAACATTTGTGAACCAATTGTTCAATCCTTAAAGCATTACCCTTGGAAACTGGGAGAGCAAATTTAGGAGTCCATTCATTGACGGTTCCTGTTTTGTTGATACTTCTAACTCTACCCTCTACTGTATGTTCTGTCATTCCTATTTTGACTAGATCTGGATAACCTGGGTTGATTAGAACATAAATATATTCTATGTTGTCTTTGGTTTTGGACTGGATATCTATGTTTTGTATCCCATAAACAAAATCCCATTCTGTTTCGGAGATAGGTATTTCAATGAGATAAGATGCTCTTACAAAGTGAAGAAACTTACTTGTGTCTACATGTCTAAATTTAGATCTAAGCGCGGAATAGTTGTTTTTCCACATTTGAGATTGAGGGTGATGACCTGTGCTATTAGATGGGTCTAATATGGTTATTTCGCCTATACTTTCTAAGTGTAATGCATCATTAAGTGGAAGTTTATCTCTATACATAACCTTTATTTTATATACAAATATATTTATATACTTGGTCGATGCCAAAAATTTTTATAAAAGAGAGATTTTAGGTTTTGCCATTTGTGATCCAAAGGGGTATTTTGAAAATTGGAGGTGTGTTATGGAGCGTATATATGTATATACAATCGGTGCGTAAAGATCGTATACGATCTGTTTTGTGGTCATTCACGCAGGAAGATCCGGTATCCGGTTATATGGACCATAACGCGCATGGGAGCGTAATATACACATACCGTATATGTACGTACCATGTACTGCGGTTAAGCCGCAAGATTACTTTTTACCAACCTCACAAACTCATTTATCTTGTCAGCATCGGTTTTACTTTCATCACACGCCCATTTTAAAACATCAGCATAGTGTGATGAGCGATGATAGTCAATCATGTCATCATATGACTTGAAATTGGTTTTAGAAAATGTAACATATGAACCATCGTTATCATCTGATATCTGGTAACCTAGTGCTTCAACGAATGCGTAAACTGATTTGTTGATGTGTTTTTTCTGTTCTGTCTTTGTCATGTTATTACTGTTTTTAATTATGACTAAATATAACATCAAGGTTGGGCGAGGCCAAATAGGTGGTTATTTGCTTTTACGTTGTCCTAATTTTCTAACACCATACTCAACTGTTACCTTAGTATAGTTAACTTCATTTTCAAAATTATTTTTATCATAACGAATAACTCCTTCTTGAGTGAATCGTTCAACCCTATGTCCTTTTTGAAGTAATTCAAACACATCTTCACTTACAGTGATCCGATCATCTTTCTTATAGGCGAGTACTTTAATACCTCTACTAGTTTCAAAAATTGGATTTTTAACAATTAAGATAAATTCTTTGTGTGTCATGTGTTAACGTTTTTTAATTATTGACTAAATATAACATCCCTCCCCCATGAAGCCAAACCTTAGGCTATGTTATCGTTCTCTAAGGTTTCGATGGTTACATTAAGTACACCTCTCAGATAACCAATAATCCAATCTTTACTATCACCATTCTTGCACATTGCTTCTACTTCGGTGATTTGGTTCTTCAACATTCCAGCTAAAATTGTCTTGTTACTTTTGTTCATATGTTAACGTTTTTTAATTATGACTAAATATAACATCTCTCTCCTGCGAGGCCAAACAGAAGGGCACCTAGGTGCCCAAAACTGCTCATAATTAAAAATAACACACACACTATTTTTTACTCATATATGTAATCACATTTGTTGCCTCAATCCAAATAGATTCAGTAGTCAGGAAAACTACTTCATCAATAGCACTTTCTATTTCACTATGTAGAGTCCTCTCATCAAAATGAACTGATATTGTGTTTCTATCTAATTCTAACTCAACCATGTCCTCAAAATCAATCCCAGCATTAGTAATTGATTCAATTGCTGCTGTTTTAAAGCGTTCTTGGATTGTACAAGTGTACTCAATTAAAGCGTCCTTAGTAAATGATGCTACTATAGGTGAGTCTAGCTCTTGTTTATTGGTGACTAATTGTTTGACCATTTGATCTCGCATCCCTACTTGGTTGATGATCCATTCCATCATCTCACCATCCATTTCTACTTCTTTTAATACTGCTACAACTACGTTTGCAATGTTTTGATTTGTCATGTTTTTATATGTTTTAAATTTATATCTGAATATAACATCCCTTCCCCGTGAAGCCAAACCTTAGTTTAGAATGAATTTATTTTTCTTAATAAACGCTCTAGCTGCCTTCATGGCTTGTTGACATGTGGCTCTATGACCTACCAACACCATCATGTCAGCTACAATTTCATCTGCTTCATCAGGTGGTAGTGGTTGGTCCAACTCCATACTGCACAGCTGAATCGCTTCATCTGCTTCCTGAATGCCTTCTTTTGCAAGTTCAATTACCTGCTTTGCTTCGATCATCATTATGATATTCATGTTCATGTTTTTTAATTATGACTAAATATAACATCAAGACCCTGTGAGGCCAAACAAGTGGTTACATCCACATATCATAAGCATACATTTCGCGGGTGTTATAATCTGAAGATATACATAAACCATCACCACAAATTTCTTGTAGTTCTTTAATCCCTACACTTGTGAAAACATAAGCAGCCCACTCATCATTTCTCTTGGCTACTACCCTACCAGTCAATCCAAGTGGATGTTCCATATACACTGGTTTAAAGTTTTTTGATTTACGAATTGCTGAAACGTACTTGTGAAAAGAATTCATTGCCATGTTGTTACTGTTTTTTATTATGAACTAAATATAACATCCCTACCCCATGAAGCCAAACAAGAGGTCAGAAGAGGGGCCGAAGCCCCATCCCCCTCTATAATTAAAACACACACATGACTATTCTTCATCATCTGCATCAGGCAAACTATACTCAATCTGATTCAAACCAATTCTATACTTGATATATGATTCAGTATCACAATCCCTGTTCTTACTAAAATACACTTTACGACTATCACTTCCTTTGATTCGATCAATATGACACATTGCTTCAGTCATATGTTTTAAACGGTTACTACCTGCAAAATCTCCAGCTTTAGTAACTTGTTGAATATTGATAAATGAAGTGTATCTTTTACCTTTATTCTCACCTTTTTTAACTCGGCTTTGAAGATTCAAAAACCACAATTCAGCAGCACTTTCAGTTGTACGATAAGTGTCTTTATACATTTCAATCACTTCAGCAATACTATCAATTGCAATCACATCATAACCTTCATTGAAAACATACTCTAAAGTCTCACGAACTGATTCTGTATAGTTCTTCAAAAACAAAGTTGGTACTGTTTTGAAATGAGGCATTCGGCGGCAGTATTTGAAGTGACCAATTTCATCCATTTCACCTGATACAAACAATACTTTCTTACCTCGTGATGCTAATTTACTTAACATATCTAATACTACTGTACTCTTACCTGAACCTGGTCCTCCGCAAATAATCATATTCACAGCAGGCATTAAACCTTTCTGACTTGATAGAATTGAATCCATCAATGTTCCTGTACTCATAGGTCGGAAAACATTCTCGTTAAAGTTCAATTCTGAACCTTTAAAGATTTGAACTGATTTTGGGTCAAATTCTACTACTTCTACTTGGTTCTTTTTTGGGCGACCTTTACCTCTTTTAATTACTAAATTGTTCATGTGTGTTAATTATTTTTAATTATATCTAAATATAACATCAAAATCCTGTGAAGCCAAACAAAAGGTGCCTTATTTCAATTTAATTATTATTGCTTTGGAGTAACTCCAACCTGTGTACCCTAATTCATGTTTAGCTCCTAGTTTTTTACAAAATGAAACTAATTTATCTGAGGTTATACTAACATTTTTATAAAATGTATTTACAATTTCAAATTGATTCTTTTGATAATTCATACGCATTAAAGGATAAGCTTTGAACTTTTCAAAAATCAATTCTTTAAATTCTTTAATAGAGATGTTAGTGCCTGGGACTAATTTGTTGTTGTGTTTTTGCTTCATGTGTTTTTAATTATGACTAAATATAACATCACTCTCCTGTGAAGCCAAACCTTAGTTTATAGACTTAAAATGATTAACAAACTGACTTGGTGTAAAGTTCAATTCAAAACCACTACACCACCCTCTGATACCCTCTACACAGATATCTCCTTCTTCATGATCAACTAGTTCTACAATATCTCCTTGCATTACAACAACATTTATGTTTTCACTGTCTGCAAGTCCCTTAATACATTCAAATTTAAATTTTGCCATTTTGTATGTGTTTTTTAATTATGACTAAATATAACATCACTTTCCCTGAAGGCCAAACAAGTGGTTAATCTTGTTCTGGTTCAATCAATTCTAGTTCTTCTACATACTCCATAAAGTCTTTTACATATTGTTCAAACTTATCAGGTTGTAGAAAAAGTATCTCTTTCAAGGTTCTTGTAATGATTTCTGAATCAATCTCAATTGCACCTTCTACATAGGCATTAATCAACTTTTCTTTTCTTTCAATTGTCATGTGTTACTTATTTTTAATTATGACTAAATATAACATCCTTTTCTTACAAAGCCAAACAAGAGGTTACTTTATAATAACCACTGTTTTTATACTATCATCTTCATCATCATAATCAGTAACCTTATCCATCCTATGATATGAAGAATATCTAACTTGACCTTCATCAACATCCCTTATATTGCTTGCTACTTCACTACTCCAATAATCACCGTAGTTATAAGCAAATTTTACTTCCATGTTTGGGTCAAAACCCTCTAATGATTCAATCAATTCTTTTACTGTCATATGTTTCTAATTTATACCTGAATATAACATCTATTTCCTGTGAAGCCAAACATGAGGTGAATTACTTTTTATCCACCTCAAACACAACATCTCTATCATGGGTAGTAGTGTGACTTCCTACCTCAAATGCTTCACCTCTCAAATAATTGGCTAATGCATCTCCCTCATTAAAGGCTTCCACTTCAAACACTCTAACTACTGTTGCTGGTACAATTGCTTTTACTAGATATTTCATATGTTTTAATTTATATCTGAATATAACATCTCTCTCTCATGAAGCCAAACAAGTGAGTACAAAAGAGAAGCGGCGCCCGCTGGCACCGCTACCCCAAAACACATGGCAACTCGACCTTCAGAATTAGGCCATTTGACGCTCAGAATTCTTCTGACGACGTCGGGTGATGTTGTACATTGCAGAAGCAACATCTTCATTAATCGAACGATTTCCGTTCGTAATGTTTGTGATATGAGAGGTTGAATAACCTGTCATGTCTGCGATACGCTGGGTATCACCTGAACGCTTTCGGGCGTTGTAAAACGCCAATTTGGCGGTTGAATTTAAACGACGCATAACTATATAATTTAAAAAATTAGTACCCGGGGCCGGACTCGAACCGGCACAACCATTTCTGGTCGAGGGATTTTAAGTCCCTTGCGTCTACCTATTTCGCCACCCGGGCGTATTGTGGGCCTCGCACCCACTCGGGAGCATTTGTAACCTCCAATTAGGCCTCAGTTGGTGCGGTCTCCACCTTCTTGGTTGACGGGCGTCCCAGTTTCACCACTCCTCCATTAACGGCAGCGCGCGCTGCTTTCTCTGCGAGTCGTTGTTGGCGTTTGCTTGTTGCTACCACTGGGCGGCCTTTTGATTTTTCTGTTGCTGGTGCAGTTACTGCTGCTGTTGTTTCTTCTTTTTGCATAACCTTTATTATTTATTTTTACTTATACTATTAATATAACATCCTTTTTTTATGAAGCCAAACTTATTTTTACCTGTTTTGCCTACCTGATCTTCCTACCTGTTTCCCCTACCAATTCCAAATCCAAATCAAAATGGTTACCCAAAATGCTACTACCAGGAACCAATATATCATTCGAACCTCTTCATATTCAGATGTTTTCATTTGCTGGAAGAACTCAGCTAACCATGCAATTGCACATCCTATAAAAATAAGTGCTATAAATATTATCCAAAACATGTGTTATTATTTTTTAATTATATCTAAATATAACATCAGATTCTGTGGAAGCCAAACAAGTCTTGTTCTCTCTACCTGTTCTTCCTGCCATTTTTTGTATATACTTATATCTCTTATCGATAGAGAGGCTTGGCTTGTGCGGTGAAGGGGGGTTACCTACCCCATTTCTCTACATACCCCATCCCCCTACCGTTTGTCACATATACTTATATCCTTATATCACTATATCTTTATATCCGTATTCTATACCCTATTTGCCTACACGTTGGTCACACTTGGTGGTATCACATTTTGTTGAATCACATTGGATTGTATCACATTGTGTTTGATTGCATTCACTACCTGTTCTTCCTACGGTTACTTTACCTAACACTATAACCATACCCATTGTTATTACTAATGTGAGTATGCCTAATAAAAACAATTTTACTGTTTGATTTTTTAACATAACTTTATATTTGATTTGTTTATTATATACTTGTTTTCCCTACCGGATCTTCCTACCTGTTCTCCCTTATCTATATACACTTGTTCTTCCTACTTGATCTTCCTACTATTGAGGAATTTCATTACACCCATTATCCCTAATAATGTTAGTAGAATAAAAGCTATCACATAAGTGAAGTCTGGATATTCATTTATTGTTGTTACTAGTCCCACCGTCGCTATTAGCACTGCTATGAAGAATACTGAATATGTTATTGTTTGTTTCATTTGTATTTCAGTTTTGGTTTCTGCTTGTTTCCCCTACTTGATCTTTCTACACATCACCTTTATTTAATATGATGATAAGGATGGCTATAACCATTAATAACGCAACAAACCCAATTGCTAACACTATTGGCACCCATAACGGACTAGTCACCCACCACCAACTCCAATCTATATTGTTTGTTAGTTTAAGTATTAGAAACACTATAAATAATAATGTTGGTAAGCCCATTTCAAATAAATTGGTTGGATTTTTATTGCTCATATTTTTTATTTTTCTCTACAAATGTACATCCAAGCATAGTCATTATAACGGATTGTTAGAGCAATATTTGCTTCATCAAGTGTGGTTAGAAACACCCAACAATAACTTCCTTTTTTATCCATTGCCTTCCACATCACAGTATCATCTTTACGTCCCATTTCTGTTACAATTTGATACACTTGATGACCTTCACTGTAAATAATAATTTCATGATCATTGAATTGAACTATTATGTCTACAGATGTTGGTTTTCTCACCCATTCTATTTCATCATTGTATGTTATTTCACCTAAGTAAAATTGATATGCTCTACCAATTAATGGTTCTTGAGCAAATGATACTAATGACGTTAGTGTTATTAGTAGTGTTAAGATTAGTTTTTTCATTTATTATCTTCTTTTGTTATTCTTTCCATATGTCCGGTTTGGTGGTTTACAAGGAACTCAATCGAGTCAACAACAACTATCGATAATGATGTGTTACTGAGCTGGTTGTAATCTTTGAATTGAATCCTGTTGACTTGCTCTTGTGTTTGATACTCACCACACCCACACAATATAACAAGTAAAATAAATGCTATCAGTTTATTCATTTTTTAGAAATTGAATCAAATATTTTTTCAAGTACCTTCCAAATCAACATTAACACTACAAATAATAGTGCCATTGGCCAAACCAATGAAGTGATAACTGCTTGGGGCATATTAATTTCTTCTCCTGCTTTACATTGTTGATTGTAAAGTGCACACGCTACAAATGTAGCTAAAAAACCTAAAATATAACTTATAATCATACTCATAATATATTAATTGTTTTTATTTATCCAAATTTTTTCTTAAATAGTCTGGTATCATAGGGCAGGTTTTTAATTCCCATCCTTCACTACCATCATATTCCCATCGTTCCAACCATGCTCCATATGTTAACCATACTCTACCATACATGTGTTGTGAGCCATAACCATTGTTATAGTTAAAATCAAGAAGGATATAAAACCTATCTAATTCTTCTTTAGTATGATGGAG